TTATGACACCAGAGGAATTTATGGATAAACGACTATATTATGTTGACAAGAAGATAGGTGCAGTATGAGTACCAGCGTAAACTTTGGTGGCCTGGATGTGGCACTTAGAGTAGATAACACAGTGCTGCAGGTACTTAAACTAGAAGACAAGATGTTAGAACAAAAGGGCCAAAAGATATGGCCACATATGGGCTTTAAGGATATTGCATCAGATTTATTAAAGATACAACAACGAGAAAGAATGAAAGCAATAGGATATGATAGACTTGGAGTAGGTGATGGAGCTAAACAACTATTCAGTAAGGAAATCCCATTACGTGATATTATATCATCCCAACCAAATAAACTAGATATGATTAGTTTAGTTAAAGGCCTATTTGACCAGGAGAGATTACTGGTACACGATAAAGATTTATTCAGAGAAATCCTGGAACAAGAACGTAAAATATCAGAAGCAGGTAACGTATTATACCAACATCCAACAGGCTTCCATGATGATAGATTCTGGGCCTTGTGTTACGCTTGTGCTATGGCATCCCATTCAATGGGTGGAGTAGTTAGACCTAGAGTAGCAGTGCAGAAATCACCACGTTCAGGTAACCTAGAACAAATGGCAGCTAAAGATTTAGACAAGGCCCTTAACACTGTTTAACCCCATTAATTGTAGGGAAGTGATTATATAGGATGTTCACTATAGTAAAGTATGCAAAAGATGAAACCATCAATTAAAATCTATGGAGTATTTGCAGAGCAAGTACAACAAGGCCAACAGTTTATTGCAACAAAGTTTAATGTTGAAGGCCGAACAGTAGTAGAATTAGTACCAGTGGAGAAGGTTTACTCTTGAGTTCAGCTTTCTACGGTTTCCCAGAAGTTCCATTTTGTAGTAAATGTAACAATGATGGTGAGAACTGTGAGTGTTGTTTAGCTCATGGTGACCCAGAATGTGAACATAAGGAGTGTAACTGATGAACTGTCCTAAATGCATAGATGTTCGTATGGATGTCTATAGAACAGGTGAAGAGGATTATGAGGCCGAGTGTCCAAAGTGTTACAAACTCATAAACTAAACTCTTAAATCTCATGTTTACCTAATACTATCATGTCCTGTGATAGATGTGAAAACATACATGAGGCCCAGAAATCAGGTAATACCACCAGTAAATGTAAATGTGATTGCCATGATAATTCTACTTTTCCCAATACTTGTACTTGTGGACAGACTTGGACAGGTACTGCACCATGCCCAGCACATGGATGGACAGTAACTAGCACAACATGTACGAGTGATGGTGGGTGTTGGAATTTAAACCTTAATAACGTATAATAGTGTAATAATACTATGGCAGTAAAGAAATCTAGAGTAAAGTCTGCATCACAAGATAGACCAACTGCTAGACTCGCCACAGATAATACTAATCCAGGTAGAAAGGTTTCAAAGAATGATTCCTGGAAGAAAATCAAATCTCAATCAACTGATAAATTTCAAGGCATAGATGTTTATGCAGTAGTAGACCCACTTAAACAGGCCCAACGCAAAGAGTTAAGAAGTGCTATGAATAATCCTTATGTATACAGAGCATGTAGAATAGCTACAACATTTACTACAGGCCAGGGATATACAACACAAATTGTACCACGTACAGAGGAAGAACTACCAGAAGACCAAAGAGAACAATGGGCCAACAGTGGAACATTACACGTACCTTATCTTAATAGAGATATGACACCAGAACAGATTAAAGACTTTGTAGACAAGATGGCAGTAGATATGGATTTATCAGTTAATTTATTTAATGGTTACTTTGCAGCATTAGAACAGGGAAGATGTGTATTAGCACTTACTCCACTGGCCACTGATGAAGAGGGTAACTTTCAACTACCAGAAGCAATTAGATTAATCAGGGAAGAGTTTACAGAAAGACCAGTAGTTAACGAGAATACTAACGAGTTAGAGGGATGTAGAATCATAGGTGTTCATTCACCAGCAAAGAATAACATCCTACCAAAGAACAGAATGATATACCTAATGCATGGGTTCAACAATGAGTTATTCTCTGATTACTATGGTGACAGTAAAGTAGCAAGAATAGCAGATGAGGCCAATACATTAAACATTATTTTAAATCAAGATTACGAAAGAGCTGCAGAGTCTACATGGTATAAACCACCAGTGTATTCTGTACCAATCCCACCACAAGAGTTCGGTAACGAAGACCAAGTGTTAAATGAATTTCTAAATAACGCTAATGATAGTAAGGGCCAAAGTATCGCAGTTACTGGCCCAAGTACAACTGATGAAGTAGGGGTAACTGTACTAAACACACCACCATCATCTGATATAGGTGGACTAGAGATTATTAGAGGTGGTTTAATCAAAGCTATTATCACAGCCTTTGGACTTCCAGGGTTTATGTTATCAGAAGGTGACATAGGTAAACTAGGTGGTAACGCAAACATTGAAGAGGTAGATGCTTATATTAATCAAGAGATTAGACCAGAGAGAATAGTATTAGAGAATATCGTAGAGAAACAATACTTTGATAATATCTTAGCTATCTTATTCCATCAAGAGAACGCAAGAGATATTCCAATTAAGATTAAATTCAAATTCAATAAACCTAAACTCACATCCTTAATGACACCAGATATGTTCTTAGTATTAACACAAATGATGCAGATAGGATTAATAGATGAGGATGGAGTTAGAGATATGTTAGGATTAGAAGAATTAGATAAAGAAACTCTAAGTAAAGGCCAAGCTGGTGGTGGTATGCCTCAAGCTAATACATGGCAAGGTGGTAAACAACCAATACAGACTAATCTATGGCCAGATGAGTTAAGAAGATTAAACGATTCATGGGATGAGTGGGAAATTAAAGATGAATGGATTCAACAGACAGCAGGTAAGGATGCCTGGGCAGTAGGAACTCCACAAGAAGTTATTAATAAATGGCCAACACCAGACAAAGCAAGGTGGGCTAAAGCTGGTCATGTACTACAAACAGCTAAAAGAGATAAAGGTGTTATATAATGTATGGACAGACAATCATTAGCAAGAGTATTAGGAAACACAGGGCTATACTTTGTGACTCCATACGCAGGGAGTGCCATGGCAGGTTTTCCTTCAATAGAAACAGCAGCATTTACAGCCCTCATTGGATTAATCTTAACAACATCAAGGGAACTAGTTGAATATGGCAAAGAAAGAAAACTGTGAGAGAACTTGTTGGTGGACTAGAGCAGGTCACTGTTTAGATTATATACTACCATTAACTCCACAAACTGGAGCATTAAAAGAAAAGAAAAAATAACCTTCTAATTAGAAGGGTGGTTTTTGTATTGTTTGTTAGTATCGTTTTTGCGTTCTGATACAGTAATATTTGCGTTCATACCATATTATAGTTAAAATAGTATATTAACCTATGTATAGTATGTCTGCACAGCCTTTAGATAGTATTGTATTAAGTGATATAGGACAAAACCCAAGAGCAATACATAAAGATGTATTTGGTAGAAATCCAACAATAGGAACAACCACAGAAGATGTGTGGTGGAATGGTGGAACTCTAGTATGGCCAACTACAGCAGCAGTTATTTCTGTAACTGGTGGTGAAGATGATGATATTGGTGGTACAGGTATTAGGTCAGTAGATATTCATGGTCTTGATGAAAATTATAATGAGATAGAAGAGAATTTAATTTTAACTGGTACTACACCAGCCACAACAACACTGGAATTTTTGAGAGTTAATCTATGTCATGCCAATACATGGGGAACAGGTGGTCAGGCTTCTGCTGATATAGAAGGTTCGATAGGTGGAGATATTCAATTTAATATAGCTCAAGGTAGAAATCAAACAGCAAAATCACAATTCACAGTACCAGCAGGTAAAACAGCGAATATTAGAAGTTATTATGCTGGAAGTGCTGGAAATAAAAATGTGGTATGTTCTTTTCTTTATAGATTAGTTAATGAAGAGGGATTTTTCCTTATTAGAGAATTACAACTTAGAGATACTTATGTTGATATTCCAATTAAATATGGCCCACTCCCAGAAAAAACAGATATAAAGATTACTGGTAGTGCAGATTCTGGAACTGCTAATCTTACAGCAGGGTGTGTGTTTGATATATTTTATACTACACCATAAATTCCCTTTTAATCCTTTAAATACA